AGTGTTACAAGCAACATGTGTCCTCCTAAAGATAAATTGATGGACAAGTTTATTGAAAAACTTAGAAAGCTAGAAGAGATACAAATTTGGAAAAGTGAACGTTGGAACCCAGGTTCAGGTAATAATTGGTATGTGAACATGGCTGTTAAAAACTTTGCAGTGTTTGTTAGTTTAGATGGAGCCGGCAAACAAGCAGAGTATATTAGAAATGGTATGGATTATAATCTATTACAGGACAACGTTGAAAGAGTAATGTCAGAGACATGCAATACAACTTTAACCTTTATTAATACTTTTAATAGCCTCAGTTTAACTAGCTTTAAAGAATTTTTGGAGTATATTTTAGAATTAAGAACGGCATATAGTCGAGAAAACCAGGGAGTTAAATATATTCCTATCTATGATCAATACAATACACATCCAGATTATGAAATACACCCCAGACAAAGAATATGGTTTGATGTTCCTCTATTGAGAAACCCTTCTTGGCAATGTATTAATACTCTACCACAAGAGTTTGAGATATATTTAGAAGAAGCTATTAAGTTTATGGAGGAAAATTCTAATGTGGATAACTTTGCAGGATTTTATGATTTTGAAATTGCAAAGGTTAAAAGAAACTTAGAGTGGATGAGAGAAAATAATATTTCTCAAGAAGATGCTGTTGTTGCTAGAAAAAACTTAGTTAGATTTTTTACACAGCATGATCAAAGAAGAGACACAGATTTTTTAGAGGTGTTTCCAGAGTTCACTGATTTATGGAGAAAATATCAATGATAGAATGGGGCGTAGCAGCAGGCACGCATGACGGTTCTCTTACAGTAGTTAAGGACGATGAGATCGTATTTGCATCTCATTCGGAAAGATACAGTAGAGTTAAAAACGATAAAGATTTAAATAATGTTATTGTAAAGGATGCACTAAAGTTTGGGTATCCTGATAAAATACATTGGTACGAAGATCCTAGTTGGAAGTTTTTAAGAAAAGTTTATGCTGGACAGAAAAACAGATGGTTAAATCCTGCAGTTTACATGAAACAATATGGCATTACAAAAACAAAAATTGAATGGGGTGATCATCACAAATCCCACGCAGCGGCAGGCTACTATACTTCTAAATTTGATAAAGCAGCAATATTAGTAATAGATGCTATAGGAGAATTTACAACCACTTCTATATGGCAAGCCAACGGCAATAAAATGAAATGTAAAAAACGTTGGTATTACCCAAAGTCATTGGGATTGATGTATTCTGCATTTACTGATAGGGTAGGGCTAAAGGCAAACGAAGACGAATATATTTTAATGGGTATGGCTGCTTACGGAGACCCTAATAAGTATTATAAAGACGTTGAATATCTTTGGAATTCTGGATTAAATTTTCATAGGGGCATTAGGCCTTGGCGTGCTGAGTTATATACAGAACAAGAATATTTTGACATTGCCGCTTCTGTACAAAAATTTTATGAATTTAAATTTACAGCGTTATTAAAAGAAACAAAGAAAATAACAGGCGAGAAAAACATTGTTGTAATGGGAGGGTGTGCTTTAAATTGTTTGGCCAACAGATTGATATCACAATATTTTGATGAAAGTTGGATTATGCCTAACCCAGGTGATGCTGGTTCATCTTTGGGTGCTATACTAGCAAACAAAGGAGAAAAAATAAATTGGCAAGGTCCTTATCTAGGTTACAACATTGAGGGGGAATATCCTGTAAGTGAAGTTTTGGAGGAATTGGTTACCACTGGGATCTGCGGGGTGGCAAACGGCCGCGCTGAATTTGGGCCTCGTGCTTTGGGCAATCGCTCTCTGCTCGCTGATCCTAGAGGCATGGAAATGAAAGATAAAGTAAACAAGATTAAAAACAGACAAGAGTATAGACCCTTTGCTCCTGTTATTAGACTTGAAGATGTTCACAAAGAATTTAATGTTGAGGAAGGATTTAAGTCTCCATATATGCAATATATTGTAACTGCAAAGAGACCTAAAAAGTATCCTGCTATTGTTCATCAAGACGGAACTAGCAGAGTTCAAACAGTTACAAAGGATGAGAATCCAGGGCTTTATAAGTTATTAACAAAGTGGAAAACTAAAACAAGATGTCCTATGTTGTTGAATACAAGTTTGAATATCAAAGGACAACCTATTGTAAACACTAAAGCTGATGCTATAGAATTTGAGAAACATTACAAAGTAAAAGTTTTTTAAAATTATTTTTCAAATATATTTATAAGCATTTTACAATTTTTGAAAGAAATAAATAATTTTATGGGACAAGTATTAAAGTTTAAACCGGTACGGGCAAAAGAGATTCCGAAAAAGATTATCGGGTATCGGATGTCTTTCTATACTGAGGAACAAATAGACTTAGCTTTACTTGCTCTCAACATGTTTGGATTTAGAGAACTTAGGTACACAAGACAAACACTGAAGGGTGTTGAACCTAACTATATAAAACAGTGCTTACAAAAATTAAGGCATACAAGATTGTTATCTCATACAGCCTTAGAACTTTTAAAAACAATTTTAGAAAATATTGAAGAAATATATGACGAGAAGACAGGTTAATGCCAATATATAATTTTATTAATAACGAAACCGGCGAAGTCGAAGAACATTGGATGAGCTGGAAAGACAAAGAACAATTTTTAGTAGACAATCCTAATATGGAGTCTATTATATTAAAGGCCCCCGGTCTCGTACAAGCAACAGGAGATCGTACAAAGCCACCATCGGGTTTTAAGGATGTTTTATCAAAGGTAGCCGAAGCTAACCCAACCAGCGACCTAGCTAATACTTGGGGTAAAAAGGATGCCAAGTCTGCGAAAGTGAGAGAAGTAACTAATAAACTTAAGAAGAAATTAGGCAATTCTTCAGAGTAAAGGAAAGAGTTATAAACAACTCTTATAACAACAACGTAAACTGAGGCGACATAGTCTAGTGCTTTGTCGCCTTTCTTTCATAACCTAGACGGAGATCCAGATGCCGAAAAGAAAACCACTTTCAGTCGTTCCTAATAATGATATAAGAAGAGAACCCCCTGTCAACAATCATTGTAAGATGAAAATTGATGACATGGCAACATTCGATGCAATGACTGAAACGCAAGGACAATTTTTCTCATTATACAAACATCAAGACGCTTTTTTATTACACGGCTGCGCAGGAACAGGTAAAACATTTATTGCCTTGTACCGAGCATTAGAACAAGTCTTGATGAAAGGTACATCTAACAATAAAGTAGTCATTGTTAGATCCGCAGTACCTTCTAGAGAGATTGGGCACTTACCTGGTGATCAAGAGGAAAAAACAGAAGTATACACATTGCCATATCAACAAATGTGTAAGGACTTTTTTCCTCAAAAAGAAAAACCTTATCAAAGATTGTTAGAGCAAAAGCATTTAGAGTTTATGTGTACATCTTTTGTTAGAGGTATTACATTAGACAATGCCATTATTATTGTTGACGAATGTCAGAATATGAATGACATGGAAATCAACTCTATAATGACTAGGCTAGGACACAATTCTAAGATTATCTTTTGCGGTGATTTTAGGCAGACAGACTTATACAAAAGAAACGATATGTCTGGACTAAAGAAGTTTATTCAAATTGCAGAGAATATGCCGTCCTTTAATCTATTAGAATTTACACCTGAGGACATTGTGAGATCTGATATGGTTAGAGAATATATTGAAGCAAGAATGGCATACGAAGATGCTCATGAGACTTGACATATAAATAAAAAGAGTATATAATTATTTTTTTAGGATGGGTAAAATATGAAAGCATTGCTTCTTGGGTGTGGGTCTAAGTCTGGATTGTACTTAGCCCACGCCCTAAAAGAATATTACAATGAACTGCACATTGTTACAAGTTCTGATCCAGATATACAAGCTAAGATAATTAAAGTCAATTGGCAGGATATTTGTATTGAGGAATTGTTACAAGAGCTTGATAGTGAATACGATTTAGTTTATTATAATCAAAACTGTTGGGGAGGACCTAATCAAGGAGCCTTCGATGCCTTTATTGCTTTAGAACAAGAATGGACAACAGGACTGTCAATAAACTGCTACTTGCCGTATCGTATATCACGTGAAATAAAATCTGATAAAACTATTTGGGTGACCTCTCCCTTTACAAGAATAAAAAATAGGGAATCGTTTGGTGGTAGTGAAATGGCAGGGTATGCTAGCTATAAATCTACTATAATGCACCTTATGTTTTCTTTTGCGAAACATTCGGAAGGCATACATGTTGGTTACGAGCCACATCGTGTTACTTTACATGAGAATTATGCCAAACATGTTGCTAAAGTTTTATTTGAATTGGATGAAGAATTCAACGGCAAGGTCATCAACGAAACCAAAAGTATAATGGAAGTATAATGTGGGAATATGATAAAATAACGTCTTTGAACATTGAAGCATCTAGTCTCTGTAATGCCGAATGTCTTTTTTGTGCTAGATTTGAGGATCGAGGTTCTCCAAATTTAAATCCTAATATAACACTAACCTATATTAAAGCAGAAGACTTTAAAAATTGGCTATCTATAGAATTTCTTTCAAAGATCAATCACATAACATTTTCTGGGGATTACGGAGACCCTATGACAAACCCAGAAATTATAGAAATACTAGAATATATCTTTGAAGCCAATCCAACAATGGTTGTAAATTTATGTACCAACGGTGGAATGAAAAATACTGATTTTTGGACAAAACTTGGCAATGTAATGAAAAAAGATTCTAGACGTACTGTTACATTTTCCATAGACGGATTAGAAGACACCAATCACTTATATCGAAGAAAGGTAAAGTGGGATAAGGTGATGGAAAATGTTAAGGCTTATTTAGATACCGGCGCTAGTGCTTTATGGGATTTTTTAATCTTTGGATACAATGTACATCAAGTAGAAGAAGCTAAAAAATTAGCTGACGAACTTGGCTTTACAAAGTTCTATGCCAAAAATGCTAATGGCATGGGCGGAGAAGGAAATTTAATTGCTAAGGATAAGGAAGGTAATACACTTTATGAAGTAGAGCCCGCTCCAACATCAGTAACCTTTACTGAACGTCCTATTGTATTCATAGGTATGGCAGAAGATCTGAATTACGAGAATATGAAGGAACAATATGAAACTAGATATAAGGATGAGCCAGGAGAGATTAAATGTTTTTCTGCAAGAAGTGGAAATCAGGAAATACGAATCAGTGCCTGGGGAGATGTACACCCATGTTGCCACATAGGAGCTTTTACAAGAATAGGATTTAAGTCCTCACAGATCCTAAAAGTTCAAATCAAACATTACATGGACAAGCATGAGCTGTCTTTACACAAAAGACCCCTCAAAGAGATCCTAGAAAGCAAACCTTTCCAGTGGTTTGAAGACTCTTGGCAAGAGAAAAAATGTGCTATTTGTTGGAATTTGTGCGGTGTAAATGAGCAGAAAAAGACCCTCATGAACAGTATATTTGGCGAGGGAGACTACGGTAAGTCCTAAGTTATTGATTATATAACGAAAAAAAAGTCAAAAAAAGTCAAAAAAATGCTTGACAAATGATAGATTTAGTGCTATAATAGTAGTATGAAAAATAAAAGTGAGGACTTAAAAATGGAAAACAAACTAGAATTAGCTGTACAGAAACTTTGTGATGATATCGTAGCACAACATAACGAATCATATCCTACCTTAACTGGCTTTAATTGTACTTACAAGGCTGGTAGAAAGTTTATTAAAATCATCAGAGAGGACCGAGGTGGTTCCAGATCTGTTTGGGGTTTTATTAACTTAGCCCATGAGAAGTTCAAAGAAGGCGATGTACTTTTAGCTCAGAGTTGGGCAGGTCCAGCTCTTAACAAAGCTAGAGGTAACTTGTTCGAAGGTTATGAAATGAACAGTAGGCTACAATACGGACCTGGTTACTGTTCAGGTGTTATGGCAGGAACTCCAAGAGACGGGAGTTTTATTTAATTGTTTACACATAATTTGGTAGAGATACCACAACTTAAACAGGTTAATACTGAGAACGGGCGGAGATATGTTACTCCGTCCGGGACTCAATATCCATCTGTTACAACTATTTTATCTCATAAGTCTAAGCCATACATTCAAGCTTGGCGTAAAAGAATAGGCGAAAAAGAAGCAGATAAAATTAGTAGACGTGCCACAACTCGTGGTACAAAGATTCACAAACTTTGCGAAGACATTCTTAATAATGAATTGACTGAGGATACAAACCTCAATTATATTGATAAGGAAATGTTTCGTAAGTTTCGCCCTTTGTTAGATGATATTGATAATATCAGAGCAATCGAGGCAAAAATGTATAGTGATCATTTACGTCTTGCAGGACAGGTTGACTGTATTGCAGAATATAATGGTAAACTATCTGTAATTGACTTTAAAACGTCAATGAAACCAAAAAGCAGAAGTCAGTGCGAAAATTATTTTATTCAATGCTCTGCCTATGCTATAATGTTTGAGGAAAGAACAGGAATACCTGTTTCTCAATCAGTCATTCTTATGGCTGTTGAAGGCGAAGAGCCAATAGTGCATGTTGAAAAACGTGATAACTATGTAGAAAAATTGCTCAACGCTAGAGACAGTTATGAGACTGAAGTTATAAATAACTAATCTGATGAAACGGACTGAAAAGGTATTTGGACGTGGGTGCGATTCCCACCACCTCCACCAGATATGTATTTGTGTATTTGTAACAATGTAAGAGAGGGTGATACAGAAAAGTATCACTTAATTGGAACAAATTGTGGTAAGTGCATATCTGATGGGGGTGAACAGGTTCGACAAGTGCTCAGTAGGAAAGTGGAGGATCGGTGTGCAAGCGACCGTAACCGTAATGAAACACAATAAATGCCAACGATGAGGTATTTTCTCTAGCTGCTTAAGCTAGACGGGGTAAGGGTTCCACCTTGTTATCAAACGGGCCCAATTTGACACACACATACACACAGGAGGTTATTATGTCAAATCCATTCGAACTTAGATTTTCTATGTTTACTGAAGCAAAATCTTTGCTAACTGAACAGTATCACATGGAACGAGATAATCTAATATCCAAATATCATGCAGATGTAGATTCGGGGCTTAGTCCAGATTTTCCATCTATGCCTGCTTTTCCTAGCTTCAAAGAAATTGAAGTTATGGCAAATGATATTAATAGATTTGTTTCGTCTAAGTAAGTAGTAATGGTATAGGCTCCACCATAACGGGCCTCTTTCTAGAAAGGAGAAAAAAATGAAGTATTTTTTATCATTTTTAATTCTAATAGTAGCAGCGCCATGTTCTAGTTCGGCACAGGTTACAAGTGTAAACTATAATGAAATAGAATGTTTGGCAAGAAACATTTATTTTGAGGCAAGAAATCAATCCCTAAGAGGAAAGATTGCAGTAGGACAGGTTACAATGAATAGAGTTAGATCTAGTAACTATCCTAATACAGTTTGTGGTGTCGTTTACCAGGCAGAATATAAACCAAGTTGGAAAACAGGGAATCCCGTTCCAGCTAGGAATAGATGCCAATTTAGTTGGTATTGCGACGGCAAGCCAGAAAAAATACTTGATATGAAAACATGGGAGCATTGCTTTATGTTGGCTGAACTCTTAATTCATGGCAAATTACAAGAACCAATAGCACATGAAGCAACTCATTACCACGCCGATTATTCTAATCCTAGGTGGGCTAATTATATGCAGACAACGGGAAAGGTAGGCAACCATATTTTTTATAAAACGTTTGACTAATACTCCAATAGGTATTATAATATCAACATGAACTACTCAGAAGTACCCAACGTCATTGTAACCGGCGGGTGTGGATTTATAGGATCCCATTTAGTGGAAAGACTTCTTTATGAAGGCTTTGTTGTTACAGTTATTGACGATCAAAGAAGCGGAAGGACGGTTATAAATCATCCTAATGTTAAATATCACTTCTGCGATGTAGTTAAATTCAATCCTTATGTGTCTAATGTACAACCACCAACTGCTATATTTCATATGGCAAATAGTCCGAGGGTTAGACGTTCGTTAGACTATCCAACAGAAACAATTGCTAATAATGTTGTAACAACAGCAGTCGTATCTGATTGGGCTAGGGTTATGAATTGTAGGTTGTTCTTTGCGACTTCATCTAGCACAAAGTATAAGGAATCTAAAAATCCATATACTTGGAGCAAGTCTGTTTGTGAGGATTTATTAGAATTGTATAAGGAAACATACGGTTTAGTTTATACAAAGCTATTCTTTTACAATGTATATGGACCTAGAGAAGCAGACTACGGTGAATATAGCACAGTCGTAAGAAAGTTTAAAATGGATTACTTAGCAGGAAATCCATTAACGGTATATGGTACAGGAAAAAAAGAAAGAGACTTTACACATGTCTTTGATGTTGTTCAAGGTCTCATGCAATTGTTAGTAGACGAGAGAGATCTTCAGGAAGTACATCTAGGCAAGGGGTATCCTGTTACTATCAATTCTATTGCAGAATGTTTTCCTTGTACTGTTATAAATGCTTTTGATAGACCTGGCGAGGCTCAAAGAACTTTTTGTGAAACCCCTTATATAGAATGCCCAACAGATGTACATGCCTATATAAGACATTGGATCAAGGAGAACCCAATTGATCACGCTAATCGTGAACAATAAAAAAGAAGATTTGAAAGAAACAAGAATATCAGATGTTTTTCTTATTACAAAGGAATTCAAAACATCTACAGAATTTTCACAATTCATTGAAAAGAAATCATACCAAACAGGACTTACTTGTATGGATGTGATACTTGACTATTGTGAACGTAATGAGATTGAAGTTGAAAGTGTAAATAAACTTCTTAGCAGTTCGTTAAAAGAAAAGGTTAAAGCAGAAGCTCAAAGCCTTAACATGCTAAAGGAAAAGGAAAATCAACTACCTATTTAAAATGGATCCCTTCGATGTTTACAAGTTATATCTAGCTCTAAAACTTCACTTTACAACTGAAGGCTATGATATACAAAAACATAAAGGTGCTGTAAGAGGCAAAAAAGAAACTTTCTTAAAAAGAAAGGACTTAACGTCAATTAGAAAACTAGCACGGGATTACAAAAGAAGTGAAATTATAGATCTTCTTGTTGCTAACTTTGTTAGTGGTGACCGTTGGGGAGGAATGTTTGATGCAGAGTCCTCAGAACGGTACAAAAGATGGTTGACAAAACAGGAAAGATTGTTATATAATGTTTCTGCAGACTTAGATAAAGTCCTATTCCGCATGGAAAAAGACAATATAAATTCTGCAATATATGATGATGGGCACCCGCTTATTTTAAAGATGTTCATGGGTGGTGAAATCGAATTAGAGACGCTAGTAGTTCTTGAAAAACTTTTACCATTTATATCTCAATATAAGGATGACTTTGTTTTACAAGATATATGCTTACTCGTTTCTAAATATAGGCCCTTTGTTAAATTTGATAAAGAACGTGTTTTTGAAACACATAAGCATAGATTGAAACAGGTGTATGGGAATGTCCAAATCACGACGCCAAACTGAAGAAGAGAGGCGTATTAAAAAAGTAGGAAAAACGGTAAAATCTAAATTTGATAAGTACCGTGGTCTTATAAATAATATAGAGTCGGTTGATGATTTAACCGATGAACTATATGATGAGTTTGCTGATGAACTTTACTATGAAGAACATAAGCATAAATACAATTAAAATACAACGCTATACAACGTTATACAAGGAGAAAATATATGGCTTTTAATTCACTATCTGAGCTACGTAAATCACGTGGCGGTTTCGACAAGTTAATGAACGAGGTCGAAAAAATCGCAAACCCTAGCCAGAGCAATTCTGGTGATGACAGGGAATGGAAACCAACAGTAGACAAAGCAGGAAACGGCTATGCTGTTATTAGGTTCCTTCCTCCCTCCCAGGGTGAAGAGTTTCCGTGGGTACGTTTATGGAATCATGGATTCCAAGGACCTACAGGAAAGTGGTACATCGAGAACTCTCTCACTACATTGAACCAGAATGATCCTGTTTCTGAATTGAACAGTGAATTGTGGAACAGTGGTGTAGAGGCAAACAAGGAAGTTGCACGTAAGCAAAAGCGTAGACTAGCTTACTATGCCAATATTCTTGTTGTTCAAGATTCAGGCAATCCTGAAAACAATGGCAAGGTATTTCTCTTTAAATTCGGTAAAAAGATCTTTGACAAAATTAAAGATGTTATGCAACCGCAGTTTGAAGACGAAGCACCTATGAACCCATTTGATTTTTG